CGGGAGTTGGCTCTGGTGCTGGAGGCGCAGGAGGACCCATTGGTTCAGCGGGAGTTGGCTCTGGTGCTGGTGTTGGTGTATCTGGTTTTGGGAAAGGAATTGGTGCAGGTGGTTCCGGAAGGTCTGGTTCATCTGGAACTATTCTAGGATAATCCGGTGGAGCAACTGGTTCTTGAGGAATGGGAAGCGCAGTATCTTCTGCTGATCTAGGACCAATCCGCATAGAACCAGTCATTTCATTTTCAACCGCATCACTTAATGCTTGTCCTTTTAATCCCTTTTGTTGCCACTTTTCAACTGCTAAAGATATTCTTTGTTCAATTTGTGCTAAACCTTCAGCACCTAATTTTTCAGCTGCTTCTTTCCCCATACTCTCCACAATTTGCTTAACAATTCTTTCAACTACTTCTTTTCCTAGTGCTCTTGCAGCGGCTGAAATAACTCCTTTAGCAACACTAGAACCAACATCTTCTAAAAGAGTATTTGAAAAAGTTTCTTTTAATGAAACAATTTTACCATTCAAACGTTTTTTATAACGTTCTAATAATATTTTTTCAATTAAAGGTAAAAGTTTTTTCATAGAACTATTTAGCCACCCATAGCTTGTTTCACGCTGTCTGGTATCCACTGATAAATTTTTTCACCAACCCATTCATTTCCTCGTTGGATTGTTTCTCCTGCTTTTACTGCAATTTCAGGAGCATATTCACTAACATTTGCAACTACTGCACTTCCACCTTCTGCTTTTCTTAACGCTTTTTGTTCTGCTTCTTTCATTTTCTTTTCGTATTCTTCTCTAAATTTGGGATCTTTCATTTTTTCTGCAAATTCTTTTGCTTCTTTTTCACCAGCAAACCCTTTTTCCAAGTCTACCATTCTTTCTTCTTTTGCCGATGCAGCAATTTCTTGTGCCTTCTTTTCTGCCTCTTCTTTTGAAGAAACACCTTTACCGAGTTCAGGATTTGATTTCATTGCAGCCGCAGCATATTGATTTCTTTGCTCATCAGCTAAACCACTAGCCTCCATTCCATAATTAATTGCTTTTCCAGCACCCCAACCACCAATTGTTGCTAACATTGCAGGCGTTCCAGCCAAGGCTACAGGTATATTTGCAAGAGTGGCTGCTACAACTGCATCATTTTCACCAGCACCTAGATAAGATGCGGCTTTTTCTGATTCTGATTGTGCGGCAATGGCGCCAGGTGTTTGTAGTGCAACATCTGCTGCAAATTTACCAACACCTCTAGCAACACCAGCAATACTTTCGTTTAGTTGTTTTTCTACCAAATCAATTCTTTTTTGCAAATCAATTGCTTTATTTCGATATAATTGAGTTAATTGATCCATATTAGAGCCTATAGGTTCTAGGTGAAGAAGATCTTAGCATTGAATTTATTTTTGGATTTGTGGTTGGTCCAAGAAGCATTGATACTGCTCTATCTTGAAGAGCCCTATTTCTAGTGCTTTGAATAATTTGTTGTACTGTTCCTTTTCTATCTGCATTAAATTGATCCAACGCAATCTGGGCTTGATCTACTCTGCGATCTGCTTGTCCCAATCTATCCGCATTTTGTGCATTTATATCTCTATAAGTTCTGTTGAAATCCACGGTTGTTTGATCTAATGCTCTTGCTGTTGGGGAAACTCTAAATCCCGAACGATTGCTGGCTGCGCGAACAAGCATACTAGAATCTTCAGCATTTAAAGGATCAAAATCCCTATTATATTGTTGCTTAAATTCACCATAGGTCATGTTGGTGCCTTGAATTCTTGTATTTGCTCTTTGATTGGCTCTTTGAGTGGCTAGTTGTGCATCAAATGCTGCTTGATCTGCTGCTTTGGCAGCTGCTTCTTCTGCGCCTTTTTGTTGAGTTTGTGCAACAAGATCTTTTTGAGATCTACCAAGTGTTCGTGAAAGAACAGTACCAACATCCGTGGCTCTATTTCCACCATCAGGCATTGGACCCTGTGCTGCTTGTGCTCCTGCAGGTAAACGATTAATTATATTATCTCTCAACCCCGGTGTGGCCACTTTGCTGTCTGTCATGCTTTTAAATAAACTTAATTCAGCGGCCTCGCTAGATGTTAATGAAGCAGGATCTTTTCGTGCCAACTCTTCCATTCTTCCAGCCATATATTTTGCTTGTTTATCTTGTCTAAATTGTCTTAGTTTGGCTCGATTTTCTGGAGTATCTAGTGGCATCGTTGGATCATTCGGATCCATAGCCAATCCGGTATTTGTAGGTGGTGCAGTTGGTGTAGGTTGTGCAGGTTGTGCAGGTTGAGGTGTTACATTTGGAACTTGAACAATCATGCCACCCGGACCTACCATTGGAACAGTTGCTGGACCACTTTGATTTGGTTGTGCTGGTGCTTGTGGTGCTGGTGGTGCTGCTGGTGGTTGTTGTGCTTGTTGCTGTTGATTGAATTCATATGCTTCGTCTTCAACACGACGACGCCCACTTCTTGCACGATTTTCTGCTCTTGTCTGTTCGGCTGCTGCAGCCTCTGCTCGATTCCTTGCATAGGCTTCGGGATTTCTTTCAGCCCAACTTGTCCCTGCAGTTCGTACCCCTCTTCCACCAAATGAATTTTGTTCTACTCTTTCATTCAATTGAAAGGGGTTTGATATATTGTTTTTTGTATAAGCCACGCAGGAGTTTTCATATCCCTTTTCATTTTGATGAATTGATGATAATTGTGAACTTGTAATATTAACTGCTTTTGATTGTGAGTTAAAATTTGTTGTTTGATAGATTTTATTTTGTTCTAAAACTTGTTTTACTGTGTCAGTAATTTTAGGTTTATTATTTGAAGCCGAAGTAACTTCTGGATTTTTAGTCATAAAATCCTTGACTTCCCAATAAAATTGTCTATCTTGTTTATTATCCATGGCTGTAAAATATTTAGATTTTCATAAATACTTAAAAGGTATGACTAAGCAGGTTCTCTTGCTCAATCAGGACAATACACCGCTTAATATTATTACTGTTGGAAAAGCCTTTAAGTTGATAACAAAAGATAAAGTCTGGATTGATGAAACAACTCCTGAATACTATGAAGTTGCCTCAGTCAGTAAAATTGTTAAAATTCCAAAAATTTTAATATTAAAATACTATGTAAAATTACCTTTTAAAAAGGTTGTTGCAAACAGAAAAAACGTTTTTAAAAGAGATAATTACAAATGTCAATATTGTGGTATCGATTTATGTGATAAGACCGCAACAATTGATCACATTATTCCAAGATCGAAGGGTGGGGGGTCTACTTGGGTTAATATGGTTGCAGCATGCAAAGATTGTAACCTTTACAAAGGAAACAGAACACTCAAAGAAGCCAAAATGGAACTTAAATCAAAACCAAAAGAACCATCATATGGATTCTTGTTTGATCACATGCTAATTACTTTTAGAAAGAAATAATATGCCAAACTATTCGTTTTCTTGTGAGGGTTGCAATCATGAATTTGACTTATTTTTAAAAATGAGTGAAAATGATCAACCAACCAAAGAAGAATGTCCAAAATGTGGTAAAAAGAAAGTTGTTAAAAATTGGGGTGCTCAAAGAAATTCTATTGCTTTTGATTCTACCTTAACCCCGACAAAAGTTTGCGGTAGTGCATGGAATGAAGTTATTTCAAAAATTAAAAATAATGGTCATGTGCCCAAAAGATTCCATGATCGGTTGGACAATGCTGGAAAAGGTTCCGCTGTTCGATATGTACGTTAATTTTTGCTATTAATCAAAGTTTTTAAAATATAATAACTGTCCACGATATCTGTAACTGGATTTGTCAAACTTCTCTGATTTAAAGTAAAAACTAAATCGGTATTGGTTTCCTCGCAGAAGGCTTTGTACATTGCCGCTTTATCAGCGTTACCTTTGCCTGTGGCGAGTTTCTTTGCCTTGGATGGCTCTATGATCGTTACTGGAACCCCAGCCTTATAGAGCTTATGCTTAAATATTCCCATGTTCTCGGCTAAGTTGAAAACTTTGCCCTTTGAACCATAAGAATACCCCTCTATAGCCACATCGGATGCTCCTATGCACAAATTTATGGCCCAATCAGAGATACTGTCAAAACGGTCAACATCTTGCAAATATTCTTCAAAAGATTCACCTGTAATATTTGGTAAAATTTTATCTGCAAATTTTTTAGTATTTGTCAGATAATAAAAGAAACAATTATTAAATTTAAATTCTTTGCGCTCGTCAAAAAGGCATAGGCACGGGCATGTTATTGAGTAGTCAACACCTACGAGCATATAGAACATAGATATTTATACCTCGCTTGGAGGATGTGGTCCTAGTTCTCTGTTGAACGATGCTTAGAAAATCCAAGAGAGAGCGAGGTTTCCAACATCCTCCGAGCAAAATTATTTATAACAAAAATTCTCCCTTTTGGGGAGAATTTTTGCTTTTATGCTCCTCCGACTGGAATCGAACCAGTGACATGGAAGTTAACAGCTTCCCGCTCTACCTACTGAGCTACAGAGGAATTTATATCAGACTATTTGACAACCACCGGCTGTACAGGCAAACTCCTTTGCTGCTTCTGTGTTGTCCTGTGATTCATATTTGGACAACTCCTTAAAGTTTACCTTAATCTTTGGATGGTCTCCATATGTTGCAGAATCAATCTGTTCAAATGGTGCTTGAGCATAGGTATGATTGTCTCCACCTGGTAAGAACGATATTCCAGTTGCAACATCAAAGTTTTCCCATAGCCAGTTACCAACTTCAAGGAACTCACTGTCTCTGTAGTTAACGGTTACAGAAGGTTTGTGTTGGCAATAATGTTCTTGGTAAGTCTTCCAGAGATCTAGATGATCAAGCGCACGAAGATCCTCTGTAGTTATAGTGCCTCTTGGAGCCTTCATGGCAAACGTGAATACAGCAGTATTGTTTGGATTGATAACATCATCCTCACAAGGAACTCCTTGGTCCTTCATAAGTTGATAGATTGGATCTTTTTTATCTATACGAATTCTACGATAATAATAATCAGCATATCTTGGGTGAAGACCTGAAGCGGAATCTACCAAGCAAGAAGTTGTTCCTTCAGGCTTAACGCAAGTGATTGACTTACTTGGGTTAATTCCTAATTTTTCTGCCCATTGAAGATTTGTTGCTGTTGCATGATCGCGAAGACTTTCAAGTAGACGAATCAACTTCGGCTTGCCTTCAAGACCACTTGTTAACTTGTTGTCATATATTCCGGTCATGCTTACACCGAGAAGTCTTTCATCCTCACAATTCTTCTTCCACTCAGGACGAAGGTATGGGAAGTTTGTGAATGTAGATTGAACAGTGCCGATGATGGTTGCTATTTCAATCTTTTTCTTTAATGTGGCTGCAGTATCATCAGGACGAACAACAACCGTTGAAAGATTGCAGAACTCAAATGGCTTCAAAATAATTTCTGAACATGGATTTGTTCCATACTCTGCATCAGCATCTCTACCCCATTTTGCTGCTTGTTCCTGCAATGCCTTTCGGTTAATCATACCGCGCTCTCCGCTATGGCTATTGTACAACGAAGTCCATTCCTCAAGGAACTGTCCCATCGGTGGACGACCGCGATATACAGCGGAGTTATTAGCATATGAACGGAAGCCTGCTTGTTCCCACCATGCCCCACTCTTGCATAGAGCCATCTCACGATCAGATAGATCGCTGAGAGATATCATAGCAGAGCGACGAACACCGCCAACGATAACTGCATTGGCGATTGCGCAGCACATATCATGGCATTCTAATGCAGTGAGTCTTCGACCTTGTGCACTATAGAATACCTTAACAATCATCTTAAAGAGATTGTCAAGAGGAAGAGGACCACTAGCCCTACCCCCAAAAGTCTTAAGTCTAGCTCCAGCGGGTCTGATCCCGGAAAGATCCCATTTAACGTGACGACCCGAATACAGATGTCGTAAAATTTCTTTGAGAGCATTTCCCCAACCTTCTTTAGAGTCTTGAACTTTGATGACAACATTAAAATCCTTTTCTATTTTATTTGCGACAGTTGGTAATTTATCAGTGTACTGACGCTCAACACTGTAACCGACTCCCGTACCATTCATGAGAATAACAAAGAGTTCGGCAAACGATTCAACGGAATCAATTGGCAAATAAGAACAATTGTATAAACAAGTGTTGTCGTGATCCAATGCTGGACCAGCAGTCATTAGGCTTCTCATTGAGGGAAGAACCTCAAGATTTAAAATTGCTTTCTTTACATCTGGGCGTTCAGCCAAAGTTGGAACTTTGTCTGTAAAGTAATTCCACCAACGGTCTACACATTCATCCCATGTTTCTCTACGGCCTTCTGAAGGAAGCCATCGTGAATAACGCGAGATGAAAATAAACGATTGAAATGGTGATAAAATTTCTGGCATATTAGCCTTCCTTTTTGTTGGTGATCTTATTTAGTTGTTAGAGTTTGCCACGAAACCGGGAAAATGGGAGCAATTATTTTGTCAATTGCTTTCGCATATTCTTGAATTTCCCATTGGGCATGTGCATCAATTCTTAAATTATAAATACGAGCAAAAGCATACAAAGAACCAGTCCAAACAAATTCTGTATATGTTCCCTGTGGTAAAATTGATCTTGCTTGTTCTGGAGCAACACCATCTGACAAAAGATCATTATAAAGTTTGATACAATCTTTTGCAACAGAATCATATTCCTGTCTCATTTTAATGCAGAGATCCATATCTTCTATTTTTCCACTACTACCTTGCTTGGCACCATCAGTTGGTGCAGATCTCCACAGAGGAATGTAAATCTCTGGATCAAAAGTGACATATCTTCTGCTTATCTCGTTCATCGTCAAACCAATTTGGTGTTTGCCAAGTTGGGCTCTCACAAATATTGGACACTTTATTCGCAAAGATATGGTAGCATGGCAAAAGGGTGTAAAGTGATTATGCTTGGCAAGATATCTAATAAGTTTTTGATCTTTATCAGAAAGTTTTTTTCCAATTAGATTTCCACTCCAATGTTGTTCACCCTCCCAAGAACTTTCCTTGTTGAATGAAACACGGGCGGCGTTGACAACACTTAGGTCTGAACCCATGTAATCAATCAATTGGACATGTCCATGATCAAGAACTTTTATATCAGTCTGATCCGTGCTTTTTTCCGTCTGTGTCATTATTAAGTTCATCCTTATTTACAAGTTCAATAGTAACACCTGGAATCTTTGTAAAATCGGCTGCATATTCTCTAGCCTTTTCCCAAAGCTCTGGGTTCATTTCTTTGACATATTCACCAAATCTTTGAACAAACATCAGATAGGCTTCACTTGCCTTTAAGATATCTTCTTCAGTCATTTCTTCATTATCGTCTTGCATTTAAACCTTCTTCCAGTAAGTATATTTCATTTTTGCAACAAGTCCAGAATAAACATTGTTTATTATCATTTTCATGGTTATATTTGGACCATATGCCAATACCATGTCGTTTATGTCTTTCTTGTCTATTTCACTAGGCCAGATTACTACATTTCGTCCAGCCTCCACATATTTTCCAATCAAATTAACTATTTCTAGATTTCTAGGTTCGTTATCAAATATAAAAACAACTTTTGTCTTGTTTAGTTTTTCAGGCAACTCACTTAACCAACCAGCACCCTGCATGGCAACTCCATTTGGAATAAACATGGAATCAATGGGTCCTTCTGTGACATATACAGTTTCACGAACGTCTATCTTATCTAGATTGTACCAAAGCCTATCCTCGCCGTCTCTTTTCAGAGTGATATAACGAATCGATTCTCCAGTTGGATCAATAGCCCTGCCTTGAACGCCAATAAGCTCTCCTGCATCGTTGTAGAACGGTATAACGAGTCTGGCTTCCTTGCCACCTTCTCTGTTAAAGGATCGCATGATCTTTCCAAAATCAGGGCAATAATAAAAGTTACAATACTTGTCTTTGGGAATCTCACGCGATTTAACATATTTTACCGCCTTGTGGTCAGCATTGAGTAAGTCAAGCCTCGTTCCGAGATCAGTAAACACTTGTTGGCGGGCAACGATTTGTTTTGATTCAACTGGTTTCGGATTCTGGTCTTTAAATTTTTCAAACGAATATTCTTTTGCGAGCGTTGGGCTAAGAGTTTCAAGTACACCATATATACCGCAAGAAAAACCGCAATTGTGGCATTTATAAACATAACTTCCTTTGTGCTCAAAGAAGTATCCCCTTGTCTTGGACTTATTCTTCTGTGAGTCGCCACATTTAAAACATCTGCATGTGGCTAGTGTTTCTTTCTTCCATTTAAACTTCTCAAGGGAAGCAGAAATAAGATTTACAAACTTTTTATCAATATATAGGGTCATTTGGCTTCTTCAAATGTCCAATTGATTGCCTTAGTCTTCTTCTTTCCAAATTTTGGATTAAAAGCCTGGCCATCTGAACCAGAACCAAAACCTTCTTCCTCTGTTTGATTTGCATTTACCAAATCAACATTTGTATTGTCAACATCAAAGAATTTCATCTTTGATTTGTTTACACCAATCAAGAACTTTCTGTTTTTGGTAGTGTCGTTTCCGCGATTCTTCAATTGTTTGACCATCAGATGACCAGACACAGCAAGTTCTTCATTCTCTATGAGAGCAAAGAAGAAATCAGCAGTCTGTGGAAGACCAAAACTTTCCGAAGTATCTGTCATCTCCATGTCACTGCTCTTTGCACCTTCACGGTTTACCTGTGTTGCTGTCCATAGTGGAATATTAAATTGCTTTGCCATTCCTCTCAATTCTTCAGCAATTCCTTTAACATAGGTATAACTGTTCATACCATTACCAAGTTTAAAACGTGCACAAGAACAGATGTTCAGATAGTCCACAAATATTACATCAGGTGCAAACTTCTTTTTAATCTTCAATTCTTCTATTAGATTTCTAAAGTGCGTAACGTTTGCAGCAGCCGTTGGATATTCCTTGATAATCAATTTACCACGACAAGTCTTTTTAAGACTTTCAATCTTACTTTCATATTGTGTGAGAGGCATTTGTTCAAGAATGTGCATGTCTGTATCCAATAGATTTGCATCTATGCGTTTTGCAATTTCTTCCTCAGCCATCTCAAGAGTAATGTAAAGAACATTTAGATTTTGAGAAAGACATGCTGCTGCATGATGGCATAGAAATGCACTCTTGCCTACACCGGATGCTGCCATGACTACATTAAGAGTCTTTTTGCGAGTTCCACCACGGGTGATCTTGTTGAACATCTCAAGATCAAAAGGAACTTTCTCCTCTACTCTGTGATAATACTCATATCGTTCATCAACATCTTCCAGAAAATCATGGCCAACTCTAGTATCAAAAGAAACAGAAAGAGCCTTTGACATGATTTCAGGAATAGCATTTTGAGTTCTTTCCTTGTCTTTGCCCTCAATGATTCCAATGGATGCCATAATGCCATTGTATATTGCCTTTTCCTTGCAAAATTTTTCTGTGTGTTCTACCAACCAAGAAGTATCTGACTTTTCGCCCTCTTTATACATCTCATCCGTTATGGATTCACATCTCTTATATTCAACTTCACCCAAACTCTTTTCTTCATTAAGAGTTATCAAAACAGCATCCTTTGTAGGGATGTTGTTGTATTTCAGTATGAACTTTCCAACAATGCTGAACATTGTCCGTTCAGCTTTATCGTGAAAGTATTCTTCCTGAAGGAACGGAACAACTTTGCGAGCATAGTCCTCATTGAGGACCAAGTTCTTTAAAATAACGGATTCCATGTTTTAATTATACTCTTTAATGGATGTATGTCCACCATTAATCCTGGTGAACATCGTCCTCAAGATCTGTTGGCTCGGGCTCCACACCAGAAACTACAATTTCTGTAAATATGTTTCCTGCTGTCTGAGTAAATTCAGTTTCATTTTTATCAAAATTTTCAGGTGAATGAATTATATCGACTTCCATTGTCACATCCAATTCTCCATCATTTGTTTCTTTAAGAGAAATTTTTCCAAAATTAAAAATAATACCAGCATACTTTCCCTCCAATATTTGTATTGGACAGTTCTTGGTGGGATCAGAATTTGCTTCCGGGAGATATTTAAATTTAGGTGCCTTGTCCATACTTGAAATCCTTTTGGATTGCTGCATCCAATTTATCTAGGATATCCTTGGTGTAGTATTTTTCTGGTTCATCATCTATATTTTTTTCAAACACTTTTGTTCCATCTGGCAATTCAATTCTTGTAGAAACCTTTTTAAAGATGTTATATTTTAGTGCAAGATCTGTAAGACCGTAATAACGACTCAAACCAGAACTGTAATTCAATCTTGTCTCTACAAACATATTTTCTTTTACAAATCTATTCTTATAATTCGTGCATTTAATGAAGTTTCCAACAACCCCTTCGTCTGTCTTGTCCTTACTCTTTGATAGAGTCAGTATGTTGCTGGCTGCATATTTCAATCCAATACCACCTCCAAGTTCTTTTGTTGGAACATATGCTCCAATTACCTGATAGGTGTGATTTGTCAATAACATTGGGATCTTAGCCTTTCCCAACTTAAGAGTTAGAACTCGGAATGCTGCTTTTGTCTGCTGGGCTTTGGTCATGTCTCTTACATTTTTTCCCTCAGCCGAATCAGTCATTTCTTTTTCTGTGGACAACATACCCAAAGAATCCAAAACCATGAATACTGGTTTTCTGCCATCTTCATCTTGAACAAGAATTTCATTGACAATCTTCAATGCCTGCGTCTTAAACTCTTCAATCGTAGATACCGGAACAACAGCAATACGTTTGGTATCAATACCACGCTTTTCAAACATATCTTTAGTGATTGCTTGTTCCGTATCAAAGTAAATAACTATTCCGTCTTTATGATCCTTTAAAAACTGTGTCGCAATTCCTATTGCATAGTATGTTTTGCCGGTTGCTGGATCTCCAGCCAAGCATGAGATTTTATTATTTGGCAAACCACCAAATATAGAACCAGACAACAAAGCATTCAATGCATAAGAACCAGTATCAATAAAACCGGTTACATCAGAACCATGCAGTCCTTCGGCTACAATAGATGCGTCAGGATTTTCGATTTTGCCAATTAGATTTTTTAGGTAGTTTGACATATTTTTTATCTTTCTTTACGTGCAATATACAACCAGCAACACCTTCAGGGGTGTCATGAATAACTTCAATCGATTCAATTATTACCGGATCGTCAACATCAAGTAATCGGTCGCCAGCGATAAAGCATGGCCCACCTTCAAAATCGAATAAGCCATCGCCAAAGCGAGAATACATCGACCGACCTTCGACCTTGTAAGATCCGTTTTCAAGAAGTGTGATAGTTCGTTCATCACCATATCTAGATTTAATTTTCTTTACCATTTCTTAACATTCCTCATTGAGAGATCTAAGCAATTCAATCTCTTTTTTGAGTTCTTCTATCTCTTCATTTAGTTCAACAATTTTTGCTTTGCTAGCTTCAAGTTCATCGCTCACATGCTTTGGCACATATGATTTTGGTGTCTTGTATAAATTTTGTGGATAAAATTTAGGATTTTCTTCCATAAATTTTTTTTCATCAAAAATTAAATCACTCTTTTTAAGTTTTACATTTTTAGTCTTGTACATATAGTTATTATATATCACACAAAAAAGGATTCAAGTGAAAGTTGTGGTTTTAATTTCCACTTAATTGCATCTAAGATATTATCTAAAGGTTCCTGAAATGTTTTCTCAAACTGTTTCTTTGTATCAATATACTTTTCAAGATTAAACTGAGCTGGTGGACTATTGATAAATCCCATCACAGCATCCTTGCCAGCCATACCGTATGGATTTGGAATCTTAACAAATACAAATTTCATCTTATCGTTTTCTTTGATCGTTGGATATTCCTTGTCGATGCCAATTTTTTTGGTATAAGTGTTGTAAAGTAACGCAGCCTTTGTTGCTATAGGCGTTCCACTTTCATATATTTTTTCATTGCAAGAATACTTATTGATACCCCTGACACCCCGAGGAGCTGCTACTTCTGATATAGGCAATTTCATAAATTCATCATAGAATTCATCCACATAATTTCGCAACTCCTCGGGAGTTTTTGTCAAGATAATTTTAATGCATTCTTTCAACTTTTTTCTAACAACCGCAGGTGTGCTGCTTCTTGCGGTCTCCAACCCCATTATCTTTAGTTTTGGTTCTTCAAATCTAATTCCTTCAAGATCCTGGACGAGCAGTGCATATCTCTTCTTGGCAATAAACATTCCAGCCGAAGCAATCGCTTCACGCTTGAAGAAGATTTTGTTTTCTGCACAATTCAAAGTCTTTGTAAGAAGATCCATTTCCTTTGTCAATTCAGGTTGGATTTTTTGTTCACAAACTGTATCTACAAACTCTGTAATGTCTGTGATCTTTGTTTTGGATTGTATCTCCTCTACAACATCGTTTAAATTTATATAAACCGAATCTGTATCAACTGCGATTACATAGTCCATATCTGTCTTTTTAGTCAACTTTTGAATGTAATCGTTCATACCCTTCTCTGCAGTACGAATGATGACCTGACCTGTTACTGTTACTGCTGTTGCTAGCGCAGGAGACGAATAGATAAAAGCAGGATTTCCCAAGCATCCATACAAACTGTTTGCAAGAATCTTTTTAACTGATTGACGAATTTTCAGTGCGCTTATTCTTGGGACGAGATTCTTATTCTTCGTAGACTCATATTCCCTTTCCAATTCCAACATCTTGTTCTTGGCTTCCTTGCGTTGATTAAAAGTTTTTTCAATCAAGATAGGAATGAACCCACGGATGTCATTGGTAAACATTGATCCGTTGCAGGCCAAACAAGCATTTTTCTTTTCAGCTTCTTCAACCAAAGAAGGGATTTGTTTTCTTTTACCTCTTAAAAAATTATCAGCAGAGAGAGACTGGTCTTTTTTAATACAAGTTTCTGGAGAAATGTTCCAACCCATAATAATACTTGGATACAGACTTGTAGCATCAAAACTAACTACGTTCTTGTACAAACCGGGTGTTACATCCTTTACATATGCACCAACAAACTGATCGTCTTTGGCATAGGTTGTTTGAATGGGAGAAATGATATTTCTTTGAAGCAGGTAATCACAACAAATGGTTCCCCATATACGAGTTGCAAAAAATACAAAATCGTATGGAATCTTAGCTTCGTATGCGATAGAGACTGCCAAATCAATTAGTTTGAGTTTATTGTCAAGACGTTCTACTAGTTCAACATCCTGGATGTTATATTCAGCAAACTTTTGAAAGTTTTTATTATAAAATTCACGCAGAGATCCATACTCTGCATAATCCAACTTTTGTTCGTCTAGTTCTGCTTTCGCAATAAAGTTAAGAGCATAACTTTCTTGACTTGTTCCGGAAAACTTTTTATACAAATCCATGTAATCAAGGATTGTGTATCCAGGAAATTCAAAAATACGATAGTCTGTTCCTCCGATATTTGTTTCCCGTTCTTTCAAAAACTTAAACGGAAGCCAAGACTGGATCTCCTTATCTTCAAAGAAAAGTTTTGCTCTGCCAATTATATAAGGAATATCGAAAAGTTTTACGTTCCACCCAGTGATAACATCAATATCTTGCTTCTGTAGAAGTTTAAAAAACTCTTCAATCATTTCTTTTTCAGAAGAAACAAAAATGATCTTGCAGTCTGGAATATTAACTTGCTGCCAAGTAATTAAATAATTTACGTTTGATATTCTAACACCAATAAGATTGATTCTCTCATTTGGATTTCGAAGATCTGGAAACCCTCCCTCAGTCTCCGTTTCGATATCAAAATATGCTATTTTGATTTTGGAAAGATCGTATAATACCTCACCCTCATAAGTCTCCAAGAGATATTGAGTGATGAAATCAGTATTTCCATAAATTGGCGCATCTTCTAGACCTCTATATTGCGTTAAAAATTCTCTGCAATCATAAAGAGTATCAAATACCATTTTCTTGACAGGAACTCCATCAAGAGTTTTGTACTTTGAATTATCATTTGATTTAATGAACAGAGAAGGTTTAAATGGAACGGAGTCCGTAAATCGGACTCCGTTCTTATATCCTCTTACAAGGATCTTGTTACCCTTAATTGTACAGGCTGTATAAAATTTCATTGTGCTTTGTTGGTCTCGCGGTCCTTTAGGAGACCTGCAAGTATAACACTATAGTTAATCATGTCAACTATGGCGTCATATACACTTTCATTTTCCAACGAAAGTTCACCGCGATTCAAAAATGTCGAAATTCTTGACATCTTATCCGTCATTCTAATAAGAACACCCATTTCAGCCGTGCTGAAGCCCAAAAATTCAGCACGACGAAAATTCATAAATGGATCTGTGCTACAAGCATAGTCCGCGTTCTTTTTACGCATGAGTTCTTTGGCTTCTTGGCAAATAGTTTCGTGTAGTTTGAATAATTCGTCTCTTGTCATGGTCATATTATGCACTTAAATATTGACCTGTCAAGAATATAAATATTAAAGTCCCCTTGGAGTTCGATAAGATGTACCTATCAATGACCGACCCCGCAAAATTCATGGAAATAATCTCAGTAGTAGTTGTTGGAATTTTTGGTATTGGTTATGGAGTTATTAAATTTTTCAATAAAAAACCAAAACAAGACAACTATATTGAAATTCATACAGAAATTCACGAAGTTCTTACAGAACTTCGAATTACAACAGCAGCAATGCGAGCCAGCATAATACAATTTCATAATGGTGAATATACCATGGATGGAATTTCAATGCGTAAATTTTCTGTCACACACGAATCAACACATAAGGGATATACATCGCAGGTCATGAAACTCAAGGGGAATCTATGTTCGATGTATATCCCTTTATTGACTAAAGTAGTGGAAAACAAAAACATCATACATCATATTTCAGGACTACCGGAAAGTTATGTAAAAGGGTTTTTTGAAGATGAAAATGTGGCCCAATACGCTTGTTTACCACTTAAAAACAGAGGTGCTAATATAGGATTTGTACTTCTTCAGTGGCATGATGATTTTCAAATTCCAAGTGAAGCCCATGAAGAAGCAATGTCAAATTTTGAAAATCTTCGCGGATCTTTAGAGATGCAACTTTCACAACAAAAGAATTGAGGTAAATTATGCCAACAGAATTAATATCATTACTTGGGGGAGGAGTTACAGGATTCCTTTTCCGCTATTGGGCGCAACAGGCCCAGGACCGCAAGGAAATGTTTGAAATGGCTATGGGAGCCAATAAACAGACTACAGACAACCAGGATAAAGCAGCACAGAGAGTTCCCATTGATGTTGGAAAGGGAGTTAGAAGATTCATAGTTTTGGCATGTTTATTTGCTGTTGTTGCTGCTCCATTTGTCCTTCCATTCTTTGGAATTTCCACATTTGCTGAATTTACACAAAAACAACCAGAAAGTTTTTTTGGATTGATTCCAGAAACAACCAAGAAGTATTTTGTGGAAATTCCAGGATACTTGTTTGCTGAAGAAAATCGTCAAGTTTTATTGGCTGTGGTTGGATTCTATTTTGGCACAGCAGCGGGAGGAAACAAGTCATGAAATATCTTTTACCATTATTATTTTTAGCATCCTGCACAACACCTCAAATAATTTCACCATTAGATAAAAATGGGAATCCCATCCATACAGTTTTAAAACAACCTATTTTCAGTGCACCAGACAAGACATCTGAGTGGTTATTTTGGTACACTCCAATATTTTTAATTTTTGCTTGGATGATATGGAAAGAAGTTAGAAAACTTCTCAACAAGAAAGAAGATAAATAATTAAGTCATGTCAATAGATAAATCAACAATGAAAATTTTCTTTGAAGGTATGCAAGCTAATATGCTTAGTGGTGGTTATACCTCAAAGATCATCGCAACACCAATGGGACCATTCAAATGGAATGATGTTATGGAACTTTGGGAGAATGTAAACAATGGTATGGTAATGAACAACATGTCTTTTCAAGATATGATGACTATGGGGTATGAGACTCTTGGTGGTGGGGCTGATTACATCGAAGTTCCAGACAGATCTGTCACATTAAGTGGAAGTTTTGGAAATATTACAGGTATGACAAGTGGACCAATAACTAGATGGAGCAGTATAAATGGTCCTCAAGCAATTCTGTTAAATGGTTCCACAGTTGAATTTAGAGATATAAACAGACCTATTGAAATAAGACTATCTTCTGTTGTTACACAGGGAACTAATAAAAATCTATTGAATATGTATTACAGTATAAATGGTGCCACTGGAGTTACTTATACACTAGCTGGGTTTACAATAGCCAATGGACAAAATCTTAGAATTGCTGGAAGATCAATAAATGATCTATCATTAGCAGAAGGAGCAACTGGAACAATATTTATTAATAATTTCAGTGATGGAGGAAATACATTAACATCAATAACTTGGTCTTATAAATATAGTCTTGCACCCGGCGGCTAATTAATTCTTTCCTGTACTTCCAAACCCACCAACCCGGTCAGTCTTCTGGCCGGGTTTTTCAAAGGTCTCGTAGATATCCATCTGCAAGCAGGAAACAACCTCTCCCTGTGCAATTCTGTCTCCATGATAGATCTTGACGGACTCTGCAGATGTATTGATCATTATGACTTTGGTTTCAAGAACATAATCCTCGTCAATGATACCCTCACCGTTTCCAAGGACTAATCCGTACTTCAATGCCATTCCCGAACGAGAGTGCAGACGCATGGAATGACCCGGGGGAATGTCAAAAATCAATCCGGTTCGAATCAAAGCTCTTTCATTTGGAAAGAGATTGATGTACCTCTTGCCATTTTCCCCATCATGGCTTGGTCTTACTTCTGATTTTTCTCCAGCATTTCTGAAGATTGTAATCGCTTCGTTTGCTGGCATGTATGCAGAAATGTCAAAACATGCCGACTTGCGAGTTTCGTAGTGTGGAATCTGTGCGTCTGGTTCTACCTTGTATACATTGAGCATAAATTTATTATGCTACAAAAATAAATCAAGTCAAGTATTGTCCGAGTCCCATTCAGATCCCTGAACTATTTGTAAAATT